ACGAGTCAGACCCTTCGGGTTGTACGCGCCAATTCCGAGGTTCTCGAACACGCTGAAGCCGATGGTGCGAGCCTTCGGGTCATCAGCAGAGAGAACGGTCAGCTCGGTGCGCACGGGGATGCGTCCGAACATCTCGGGTTCGCAGCAGACGTAGACCGTACCGACCGGAACGAGCCGACTGGTGATGATCTGCGCGCCCCACAGGGTGGCCTGGAGGCCAGTGCGGAGCAGCTCACGCTGGGATTCGATGTCGAGGATGTCGCGACCGAACTTGCGGATGTCGGCGTAGTCCCGAGCATTCATGAAGACGCGGGCAACCCGAAGGTCGTGGCGCTCGATGAGTGCAAAGGCGTCGGCGAGAACCGCACCGGAGATGGGAGCCACGACGGGGATGTCGGGGTTCTCACCGCCAGCGATGCTGTCGAACCCTGCGGTTGCGATGGCATCGAGGATGGCGAAGACGCGCTCGTCTTCAGCAGCCTGGATCTGTGCGCGAGCGAGGTCCTGTGCGCGCTCGATCAGGTCGAAGCGACGCTCCTTGATCTGCGTGAGCGGGATCTCGGGGTTGGACGCGATCTCGAACAAGGGGAAGTGGACGCGGCGTGGCTTCAGAACGGCGAGAATGTTCTCGCCCTCTTCGCCCACGATGAACGCGGTCACGTCAGGGTCCTTGTCGTAGATCGACAGAGCGCCGTCCGGGAGCGACTCGACGAGGAAGGTCTTACGACCGACCGCGCTGTAGTCGCGACGGAGACGGAGCGGCTGCGTCATGGAAGCAGCGAGCTTCGCACGACCGGCTGCGGTCTTGATGTAGCGGCTGATGACCGCTTGCTTCTGGGCGTTGTTGAGTGCCATGATCGTATCTCCTCAGATGCGCTGGTCGTAGACGAGTTCAGGCTGAACGGCATCGGAAGGCATCTTGAGGATGCCGATGACGGTCGAGGCAGTGAGACCGTGTTCGATCTCCGCTGCGTTGGCCGCGTCCAAGCCGATGGCAACGAGAGCCGCGCCAGCGTCGTTGAGGGTTTGCGACGGCATCAAGTAGCCGTTGCGCGAAGCGACGAGTTCCACACCGGGGGTGTAGGACAGGTCGGTACCAGTGGAGGTACCTGCGAGAGCAGCACCGTCGAGAACCTGAGTCTCGAAGAGCTGGTTGCCGTAGGTGCCCTGCGAGGAAACGTAGGTTCCCTTGCCGGAGCCCTGACCGGGCTGGTTCTCGAAAGGTTGTCCGTTCGCCGAGTTGACGAACACACCAAGGGGACGAACGAACGTCTCCTGAAGTGCGTCAGCGAGGCCCTCGGCGTTGCCGCCGATAACGTTGCTGCCGACATCTGGGCGGGTGAAGGCGACCGATCCACCGAGAACACCGAGAGCATCGGTGTTGACGTTCGTGGAGATGGTAGCCGCGTCTGTGACGATGGGGGGGTTCGTCTGCTCGAAAGCATCCGCCGAAAGAACACCGACGCTATTGCGTACGCCGACGTGCAGAAGACGAAGAGCCGAGCTTGACTCCGTGAACCCGCCGCTCGCTTGTCCAGCCATTGCCATGAGAAAACTCCTGGTTGATGACCCTTGTTTACAAGGTCGAGAGGTGAGAGAAAACGGGGAGTGGGAGATCCAACCACCGTCATTCAATAGGGTCTATCTATCGAAGGTCTATCGAAGTTTTCCGCCAATTAGGGATCTGAAGTGATCCACCGAGGCGTGAAACCCGGCCGCCTGACGGAACTTTTCGTCCCGTCAGGCAGAACTCTCTCGGACTAGAAGTTGTTCGAGGAGAAGTACTCAGACACGTCCGGCGGAGCGTTCCACAGGCCGTTCAGTTCGTTGATCTCGGCGGCTGCCTTGGCGCGACCGCCACCCTTGACCGAACCGATGCTGGTGGCACCGGAAGCTGCCTTCTTGGGCTGCGGGCGAAGGGCCGACATCAGCTCGTCGTCGAGGCTGGCAGACTTGCCTTCCTCTTCGTCCATCTCTTCGTCGTCAGACGCGTACTTGGACACGTCGTCGGAGAACAGGCTGGCGAGCACGGCGTCGTTCTCGGTGATGTCGGGCTGGTCGACCGATCCGGCCGTCAGCTCGATGCCGTCGAACGTCTGGGTGGTGCCCATGTCGATGCTGAGGCTGGCTTCCTTGTCGGAACCCATGTCCTCGGAGTCGTCGTCATCCTCGGAGTCGTCGTCATCCTCGGAGTCGTCGTCCTCGGAGTCGTCTTCGTCCTCATCGTCTTCGGCAGACTTCTGAGCGGCGAGCATCTCGCGGAGCATGGCCTCTGCCTTCTTCTCCTCGGACGCGTACATCATGGACTCGGGCTCGTCGCCCATGTCCATGCCTTCCTCAACCATCATCTGGGAGAGCATGGCCTCGTCGTCCATCATGTCGTCGTCGTCGTCCATCATGTCGAAGTCGTCGTCCATCATGGCGTCGAGCATGTCCTCTTCGTCCATCCAGTCGGCAGCCTTGAGGCCGGCCTTCTTGGTGAGGGCGAGAACAGCGCGCTCGATGCGAGCCAGACGCTTGTTGTCGACGTTGACGTTGACGGTGGCAGTCTTGCCCTCATCCTCGTCCATCTCCTCTTCGTCTTCAGCAGCCTTGCCCGCGAGACGCGAGAGCGTCTGGTGGATGTGGGCGTCAGGCATGTACATCAGACCGAAAGCCTGCTTCTCGACCTCCTGGCCGGCAGCCTTCGGTCCGAGGAGGACCTGGGCGATGCGAATGCACTTGGCAGCCTTCTGCTGCGCAGCTGCTTCCAGCTCTTCCTTCGAGGCGACCTTGCCAGCCGGCTGAGCCGGGTGGAAGCGCTCCTCGTGGGGCATCGCTGGCGGCGCACTGTTCTCGTAGGGCCCGGGATGGGGATCCTCGGCCCACGAGCTTGTGTCGCCATTCTTGTAGTCATCAGCGCCGGGATCGGGCTGGTGAGCGGGGTGCTGGTATCCAGCGTCTTCCACCGGCAATGCCGGGGGCGGAGACGCCGACTTGTCCCAAGTCATACGGGTACGTGCCATGGTTAGGCTCCTTGAGGTTCGAGATGGTGAGGGTTGCGCCCGACCATCGCGAGACACCTGCCTACACGCAGGATGCCCTTGGCCTCGGACGGGGTTGGTTTACGACCCAGGGACTGCCGACAAGCCCCCAGAAACGCGGTGAGGTTGGAATACCGAGTCGGTGAACCGACTCGGAGTGCGGCACTGTAGAGGTCATTCGGAAGCTCCGCTCCGAACGCCCGGTCCAGTTCGGCGAGGCCGCTGACCAGTTCACGTCCGGATGATGCTGTCCGAACGAGGATCGTCGAGGCAGCCGTGTGGCTTTCCTTGATGATTGTCTCGTTCAAGTCCATCGAGGAGTCCTCGGGGACAGGAGCATCTTTCCGGCCGCTCAGCTCGTCCTTCAGACGCTCACCAACACTGTCCATGACAGCGTCGGCGATCTCATCTTCGAGGTCGTCAAGCGGTCCCTTTGAATCTGAAGGGGCGGCGGGAGCCGGGCTCTCACCTCCTTCATCTTCTCCGAAATTGAACGCGAGGTGGACCGTGCCCTGGTGGGCCAAGTCGGTCGAAAGGTGAGTGGACGTAGCGGCCTTCTGAACGCCGGCTCCTGTCCACTCGGGTGGAGGGGTGTTCAACACCTTCTCCGCTTGTGCCGCCACGCGGCCAGACACGTCCTGCACTTCGATGCGGTTGCGCATCTTTGCGCCCGTGAACGCAGGAGTCTCAACCCAGGAAGCCTCAATGAACGTCACACCGCCAGTAGGTGAGATCGAGGGGTGGCCACACAGCTCTGCGATGATGCGCTGCTGACCGTCCGCGTCGATGAAGCGGTTGAGCTTCTGGTAGCGGATGTGGTCGCAGAGATCAGTTTCGTCAACCGCGACGTTGCCGCACTTCGAGCAGATCGTGAAGTCAACCGAGCAGCCCATCGAGAGGGTGGTCAGCTCTTCGGCTTCGATCTTGCGAACGAGCGATGTGTGCTTGCGGTTCGTAGCGACGAGGATGTCGATGTAGACGCTGTCACCGATGTCACGAGCGACAGCGTCGATGATCCGACCCTTGCTGTGCTCTTCGATCTGGACGTGTTCGAGGAAGTTTTGAGCCCCAACGAAGGTCCGGAAGGACTTCAGCAGTGTTGCCCGTGCCCAGGAGTCGCCATTGTTGTTGACGTACTGGCTGGTCTCGGGCGTGATCAGGTAGTCCGACCACTTGCGCTCATGCGTCTTGGAGCCCAGACGGAACTTGCCGAGCTTCTCTGGCCCCGTCTCCACATCGACGCTTGCGACGATGGTGCAGTGGGTCAGCAGGTAGTTCTCAGGAGTGAACGGCTCACCCAGGATCTCGGTCGCCTGCGCAACGAGGTTCTTGGCAGGTGCGGTGTCTTGACCACGCTTGACGTTGGCAGTCTTGCGAACCCGGCTCCAGCCCCGTGCGGTGACAGAGGGGTGCAGAACTCGTGCGTCAGCTGTGCGTAGGAATGCCATCAGAACACCTCTTCGGCGGGGGGTGTGTTCTTGTGATGGCCGTGCAGCCGGTTCGTCTTGATCAGGAACAAGCAGCCCGGACAAGCCATGAGCGTGATGCTCTTGCCCTCGTCACGCTTGTAGATGGTCTTGCGCATGGGGTGGTCGTGGCCGCACTTCGGGCAGTAGTAGCTCTTGTTGCTGCATTCGGACTTGGTGGCCCGATAGCCACGGTCACGCTCTGCCCAGTAGATCGCGCTCTTCAACCACTCCGAAGCCACGCGGACAGCCGAGGCCCCGCGTCCAGGTCGGACAGGGGTTCCGCCTGGGACGTTCTGGGTGGTCATGGGCGGTTGGACGACGCCACTCTCGTTGAGGATGATGATGTCTTCGACATTCATGCGGCGGTGGCCTGTGGCCCACTCGACATCAACGACGCCGATACCCGGCCACACTTCAATGACCCGACCCACATCGGTGCTGTCGGCACCAATCGGCGTGACGCGGTCGTCCACATGGAACTCCCGAGCACGCTGCTGGTAGTCGAAATTGACTGTGATGGCGATTCTTTGTGACAAGGTCTCTCCGGGATCAGTTGGCGTACAGGTCGTAGCTGCTGGCCTTCTTGCCCTTGCTGTCGTCGTCTTCGGAGTCATCTTCGGAGTCGTCGTCTTCGGAGTCATCTTCGGAGTCGTCGTCGCTCTTGTCATCGTCTTCGGAGTCGTCGTCGCTCTTGTCGTCGTCCTCGGCGCGCTTGGCCGACGCTTCCTTGTCGCTGGAGCCCTTCAGGCCCTTCATGGCAGCGCTGGTGATCTTGCCGGCGAGCGACACGAGCTTGGCGATCATGCCGTCAGCGAGGAGCTGCTCGTGTTCCAACAGTGCCGTGGGCGATGTCTGGTCGGCGCTGGAAGCCTCGACCATCTCCAGATGGGGAAGAATCTCGGACACGGCCGTCTGGACGTTGTCGGCTGCGATAAGCAGCTCGGGAGAGCCTTCACCCGTGGAGTCGAGCTTGATCATCTGATCAGCCAGGGAGTCGAGTGCAGCAATTTGCATCTTGGCTCCGGAGATCAGTGGTGCGACACCCTCGGCCTTGGAAGCTTCGAGCTTCGCGACGCATGCCTTCATGCGGTCGGAGAGGCCACGAAGCTCCTCGTGACCATTGGCCTTCATGAGCTTCGCGAGCTTGGCGAAGCTTGCCGTCCGACTGGGCGCATCGACCTTGGGAACATCGCCAGCTTGCTGCTTGTCGCGAAGCTGGTGGTTCTCACGTTGGTCGAAATTGCCACCCATGTAGGCCGCCTCGTCCGCGTCGGACTTCCAAGGGCCGCCCACGTTGTCGGCGATGGCGTTCGGGTCCCAGCTCGGCTGCTCACCCGTAGGCTCCGCCGACCCACCCGTCTCGTTCTGGCCCGGCTGTGCGTCGAACTCCGGAGCGGCTTCCTTCTTGACACCGTGCATCGCGTCGTTGGCGACTGCGCGCTTCTCGATGGCGTCCGAGATCACATCGCACTTCCATGCGAAGTCCATGGCGATCTTGGCTGGGATGCCGAGAGCCTCGAACTGGCCCCCCACATAAGAGCCATCGGGCTGGCGCTCACCAGCAATCAGGTTGGCGATGCGATCGATGTCATTGGTGACGGCGAAGGCACCTTTTCGAGTGAGGTGGCGATCCATTGAAGCACTCCAGCAGGTTCGGTGAGGCGGTCGACGAGGCGGGTCCCACGCGAAGGGGGGCTCTCGATAGTAAGAGGGTGGCTATAGTCGAACTATCGCCTCCCACGTGAAGAAAGTCAGAGTTCAGATGGAACTCTTGATCCACTAGGCGGAAGTTATAGACTAGAAAGCGGGCCACGGAGCGAGGCCATAGTGATCCGCCCAGAGGCTCGAAGTCTTGGAAGACTTTTCTGGATCAGTTTCCGCCTGATCGAGATCAGTTTCCGCCTGATCCGCCTGATCCGCCTGATCTGATGGAGCATCAGAGTTGCGGGACTCCCAGTCATCCTTGGACAGAGGCTTCTCGCCCTCTTGCTTCTTGTCGTAGACGTACCGTTCGTAGGTGCCGTCAGCCGGAGCGCTGCCGCCTTCTTCGGGCTCCGCCTTCTCCCACTTGGCGTCCATCGCCTTGCCGTCACCCTTGGCTACCGCACGCAAGACGGACCGGTACATGGACTTGCCCTTCGACAGCTTGTCGTCGAACTTCGACAGCAGGTAGTTGGCCATGTCTGACACCGCGCCGAGCACACCCGGATCATCTGGGTTGTCTGCGTCCTCGGTCTTGGGAAGGTGGGCATTGAGGATACCCATAGCCATCTCTGCATCGGCATCGCTCATGGCATTCGCCACCAGTTGATCCGGGCTTGTGTCCTCGACACCCTTGCCCTGTGACTCTCGGAGAGCCGGGATCAACATGGATGTCTGCATCACGGTGAACTTCTGCATCATCCGTCGAGTCAGACGCTTGCCAGCCTCTGGGATCTCGTCGTCGGTCAGCATCTCAGCGAGGGACGCCATGCCAGGATCGTCCTTGGCGTAGTCCACCAGCTCCTCATCCGTCATGTTGTCCAGAGCGTCCGACATCGCGGCGCGGCTGTCGACTGCTGTGAAGTCTCCTGCGGTGTCCATGACGGCGCTGCCCTTGTCGGCCTTCACCATCGCCTTCTGGAGAGCACGGAGCTTCGGAGGCGGCGACGGGATGCCTGGAATGGGCTCGTCGTCTGCAACATGTGCCGCGAGCGCGATGCCGTTCATGATCGCCTGTGACTCTGCTGCACGCGGACTGTTCGCCGGAGCCTTGGCCATCTCTGTGCGAAGCGTTGCAATGGCCTCCCGACGTACCTCGGGCTTCGCTGTGGCGTAGTGCTTCAGCGCTTCTGTTGATCGCTCGCTGTAGTCTTTGGCGGTCAGCCCTGGGACCTCTTTGATGTCGTCGCTGATGGGCTGGCTGCCCAGCACAGTCGGATCAGTCTTCGCGCGGTTCTGAAGCTTCTTCTTCGCGTTCTCCTGCTTCTTCTCTTCCTTCCGCTTCTGCCGCGCCCCACCCGACATCTCATCAACGAGCTTGCCTAGATCCTTGGGGGTCATGTCGTCGACCCAATCAGGGAGATCCTTGGTTCCCTCGGGAAGACCTCTCAAGAAGTCTTCCTCCAAGGCGCGAAGCAGCTCCTTGTCGGTCATGTCGGGGTCGAGGTTGTCGACGAAGTCCTTCATCAACACTGGATCTAGGTCCGGATACTGCTTGGCGAAGGCATCGGGGAGTGCGGGGGCCTTCTCAAGCTCACCGTCCTCACCACTGCCACCACCTCCGCCACCGTCGGGGTCATCCCCGCCGCCCGAGGCAAAGGTCTTGGCTGCGTCCATGGTGGAGAATGACTGGGTCCTCTCCTTGTTCTTGCCGTAGAACTTGCCGTTCGACTCCCAGGTATCCCCTGGGTTGCGGTCCTCAGCGAAGCGAAGCCATTCGATGTCCGTGGGACCGTAGGCAGCCGTGAGGCCCATCCTGGTGTCTGAGGGGAAGTCCTGAAGGGGGTTGTCGGGACCGTCACCTTCCTGATCGATGACGCCGTCTTCTTCCTGCTCGACCTCCCACACACGGGGAAGCTTGGCGAGCAACATGGAGGCGTTGATCGAAGCTCCAATGTCCTTGTGGTTCCGCGACCGATCCTTCCTGTCCTGCTCATCCGGCTCAAGATCAGGGTCCTCGACTTTGATCTTCTGGTTGCGAAGGTCCATGCGAGGAGGCTTCTTCTTCGGGTCCTTCTTGACGAGCTTGCGGACCTCGTCCTCTTCCCGCTCGGAGTCCGACTTGGTAGCCACGATCCCCAAGAACTTCGCGCACCACTTGGAAGCACGGGCCTCCTGGGCGTCGAGAGCTGCAAGGCGAAGGTCGTCGTCTGCGAGGCCGACCCACGACTGGTCACGAGACACGCGCTCCACCCGACGGGGGAAGTCCACGTTGTAGCCGCAGTCCGAACAAGCCAGGAAGTACCGTGGCCCATCGTGCAGGATCCCCTGACAGCTGGGGCAGTGAGCCAGCACGTCGAATGCAGATGTCTTGATCTGGGGACCCCGGTCAGCTCCGTAGTAGAACGCCCACACACGACGAACAGCGGCGAGGCCGCCCTTCTTCTTGTGCAGCTCCTCGGAGACCGTCCCATGCTTGAGGTACTCATCCTCGATGGACCCCACGAGGTACTGGGACTTCAACGTCGACGGCTCGTGGCCGACAATGCCTGCCGTCGTCTCCAGAGCCTCGGTGAACTCCTTCTTCAGCTGCGCCTTCT